GCAGCTGCACGTTTGGCTGACAGACCCAACGGGCCGACGATGATCGGCTTCGGGGGCGCCCGTGGTGGCGGTAAGTCGTACTGGATGCTGGCGCAGATGGGCGCGGATGACTGCCAGCGTCATTCCGGCATGAAGTTCCTCCTGCTGCGCAAGGTTGGAAAGGCGGTGCGCGAGGGGTTCGAGGATCTGCTGCCCCAGGTGCTGCAAGGCCTGCGCTATCGCTACATCCCCAGCCGCATGTCGCTGGAATTCCCGCACAACGGCTCACAGATCATCCTGGGACACTTCCAGAACGAATCGGACATCGATGCCTATCTGGGACTGGAGTACGACGGCATTGGCGTCGAGGAAGCGACCACACTCACGTTGAGCAAATTGCGCATGATCCGCACGACGGCGCGCACGTCGAAGCCGGACTGGCGACCGCGGCTGTATTTCACGACCAACCCGGGCGGGATAGGCCACGCCTGGTTCAAACAGATGTTCATCGACCCCAGTCGGAAGGGCGCCGAGACCGATACCCGCTTCATCGCCTCGACTGTCGATGACAACCGCTTCGTGAACCGAGAGTACAAGGCCACGCTCGATTCACTCACCGGATGGCAGAATCGCGCCTGGCGCTGGGGCGACTGGGACATTGCCGCCGGTCAGTATTTCACCAACTTCAAGCGCGAGACGCATGTCGTCCCGGCATTCCCGATCCCGCGCCACTGGCGGGTGTGGGCAGCCATGGATTATGGATTCACGCACTACACGGTCGTGTATCTCATGGCTGAGGATGGCGACGGCAACCTGTACGTGATCGACGAGCACGCTGAACGCAAGTGGGTCGAGAAACAACACGCAGACGCGATCAAGGCCATGCTGCAGCGCCACGGCCTGAGCGTTGACGATCTGAGCGCGTTCGTCGCCGGGCTGGACGTATTTTCGAAAAAGAGCGATGGCGCCAGCATTGCCGAGAAGTACCAGGAACTGGGCATCAAACTGACGCCGGCGAACAACGACCGGATCAACGGCGCTGCGGAGATCCTCTCGCGCCTCGGTAATGTGGACGCCGGGATCTCGTCGCACCTGTTTATCATGGACCGCTGCGCCCGGCTGGCCGACTGCATCGCGGCCATGATGCACGACCCCAACCGCCCCGAAGACGTGCTCAAGGTTGACACGGATGATGAAGGGCAGGGTGGTGATGACTATTACGATGGATGCCGGTATGGCGTAATGGCGGCGACGCGGCCGCTTACAGGTGGGCTTGATCGAAGCCCGTTGCAAGGGTATCGAGGGTGATATGACATGGCTTCATTCTGGGAGAGACTTATGACAGGCATAAAGGCATTTCGCGAGGCGTACATGATCGCCGGAACGTTGGATGACGCGGCATATGGCGACTTCGACAGCCGGCGTGTCCGCTACGATATCCTGTGGTCGTTCTTCGAAAACACCGCGTACCGGAACGTGCATGCCTGGGCGATCCGCTACAAGACCGAGTACGGGCTGTACAAGTACACACGCAACATCTACAACCCAAGCTACCGGCTGGGCGAGTTCTATCGCACCCATCTGATGGGGGGAGCGCTCGATCCGGCTGCCGGCAGCGGGTTGACTGCGCCAACTGCGCTACCAATTGTGACGGAGAATGAACAACTGCGTCCTGCGCTGGCCGCGTTGTGGCGCGATTCGAACTGGGCGTTCAACAAGGACATCTATGGCTTATGGGGAGCGGTGATGGGTGATGTCGGATTGCGCGTCATAGATGATGTCGAGCGCAAGAAGGTCTACCTGAAGGTGGTGCATGCCGGCACGGTGAAGACCGTCACAACCGATGACTTTGGCAACATCAAAGGCTATGCCATCGAGGAGACGCGCAACGACCCGCGCCCCGGCAAGACAGGCAAGGTTGCATATGGCGAGATCGCTGAGCGCGACGGCGAGGACGTGGTTTACCGCACGCTCCTGGACGGGAAAGAGTGGGCCTGGGACGGTGAGTCCGCAGAGTGGCGCGTTCCATACGGCTTTGTGCCGCTGGTGATGGTGCAGCACAACAATGTCGGCCTGTCGTGGGGCTGGAGCGAGTTGTATCCCTGTCTTTCCAAGATCAGGGAAGTGGATGACATCGCAGCCAAGTTAAGCGATCAGATTCGCAAAATGGTCGATGTGCCATGGTTGTTCATCGGCATGGATAAGCCAAAGTCACAGCCGTTGACCAGGGGCGACGTCGCGCGTGTCAGCGACATGGAACCAGGACGCGAGGAGATCCCGGCGCTATACGTGTCCAACGCAAGCGCGTCCGCGCAACCCCTGATTGCGCCGCTGGACATCACGGCGACCGTTGCGCACCTCACCAAGATGCTTGAGGAACTGGAACGCGAGTACCCTGAGCTGCAGATGGACATCTGGGCATCGGCTGATCGCACCTCCGGGCGCGCCCTGCGGACCGCCAGACAGCGCACGACCACCAAAGTCAGCGCCAGGCGCGCCATGTATAACGACGGCCTGACCAGGGCGCAATCCATGGCCATGGCCATCGGTGGCTGGCGCAAGTACGCGGGATACGAGGGATTGGGCCTCGATAGCTTCGTGGCCGGCAAGCTGGCGCATACCATCGGAGCTCGCCCGGTCTTCGAGCCGGATCCACTGGACAAGATCGAAGAGGAAAAGGCGTTCTGGGATGCGGCGCTCGTGGCCAAGAACGCCGGCATGCCTCTGACTGTTTATCTGGCGCGCTGCGGCTGGCCTGATGGGGAGATAAGGGCGGTCACCGATTCGCCCGAATACCAGGCCAGGATGGCGCTGATGAACGCCGGTGTCAATGGACTGGGAGGCGGGGGCTAACCCATGACTGACGCGCATGAGCAGGCCGTTGCGCTGGGCAACCGCACGGCCGATGAACTGTACGCCCTGTTTGCAGCCATGGGCATGTCAGGCTTTCCTGATGGCTGGTTATTGCGCAGCTATCGCAATGCCAGACGCGCGCTCATGGGTATGCAGGGCATGGATAGCATTCGAGACGTCAATGACATCCTGGGAAATCTGCGCGATACCATCGAGGCGCAATCCGAGGGCTTGTTTGATGACGCCGCCGGCATCGGAGCCGGCCAGGCGGAAGAGGAACTGGCGCTGTATGGCATCTCCCCACAGCCTACGAGCGGCTTTTTAAGCGCACTCGTCGCCGCGGCCGTATCTGCCCTCATGGCTGCGCTCGATCAGCAGCTCGCCGGCGTGCGCGCCCTGGTGATCAGCGGCGTCGCCGATGAAGCCATGATTCTGGGTGATGACACTGTGGGCGGTCTGTTGACGCCGGGGCCGGTTCTGAGCATGGGCGCCAAGTGGCTCGCGACGACTGTCGACAATTCGTGGTCGCTGACTGTGTCAAAGTCGCTCGATGTCGCTGGCGCCAGGTCTGAGTTCGTGCGCCAGGCGGTCGCGGCGATCGACGAGCGCACCACCCAGTGCTGCCTCAAGGTGCATGGTCAGGTCGCGGGCATGGATCAGGACTTCAACCTGGAAGGCGATCCATGGCCCAGCGCAAGGAAATACGGTTACACAGCGCGCAAACCCCCATTCCACTGGTGGTGCAGAACCAGCTCCGTATTGGTGCGCGCCAGCGCCGCGGATGATCAGTTGACCCAGAACATGGTCCTGGCTGCGCAGGTTGAGACCAATGCGCGCGATAAGAGGGCAACGGACAAGGTGCAGTGGACCAGCGCAACGAGTTTCCGAAAGTCGCAGATTGGAGATGTGATCAGGGGACTCAAAAACACGCCGGGTGCGTTGTAGAGCATTTGTGCTATTATCTCAATACAACTGAGTAACTGCCAGTGCGTTTCAATCGCGCGGCTATCCGAAATGGGTAGCCGCGCTTTTTTGTTTTCCGCAAGGAACCAGGAGCACGCGAGATGCGACGAAAGAACAAACTGTGGGGGCCCGAGATGGGCGAAAGGCTCGAGATGAGCCGTTTCATTGTCAACCGGCTGCCCGGCGTGTGTTTCGATAAGGCCGAGGGCGAGCCTGCTGGCGATGGGGGAGCGGCGGATGCCGGGGGATCCGGCAAGAACGCGCCAGGCGCGAAGAAGCTGACAGCCGAAGAATTGCAGACCGAACTGGAGAAGGTGCAGAAAGCATTGAAAGATGCCAACCACGAATCTGCAGATCGGCGCAAGAAGCTGGAGGCGTTCGAGGGCGAGGAAACCAAGCGCAAACAGGAAGAGGAACAGCGCAAGCTGGCCGAGATGTCCGACTTGCAGAAGGCGCAGAAAGCCATTGAGGACTTGAAGGTAGAGCGTGACCAGATCAAACAGCAACGGCTGCAGGATCAAATCGAGTCTGAAATCAAGGACATGGCGCGCAGCCTGAAATTCCGCGATCCGCTGGATGCCTTGCGCATGATTGACCGCTCGAAGATCGTGACCGGCGACGACGGCAAGATCACCGGCGCAAAGGAACTCCTCGAAGACCTGGCGAAAGCCAAGCCGTATCTGTTGGACAGTGGCGACCCATCCATCACGCCGAAGGGAACGCCGAAACCGAAGAGCAAGCAGCCTGGCCAGCCAAGCGAACAGCCGCCGGCCAAGCCATTAGTTTCGTTTTAGAGGTGAATTATGGCTGACCTAACATTGACCGCCGTTCAAGTAGCCGCGGTATACCCGGACGAAGCAGAGATTTACGACATGATCGCTGCCGTGGCTATCACAGCCGGGCAAGCGGTTTATCAGAACTCAGCGGGAAAGGCCGCTCTGGCAGATGCCAATGCCGGGTCTGGCGCTGATCAGTTCAGGGGTATCGCCCTCCGTGGAGCCGGCGCCGGGCAGGCCGTAAGCGTCCTGGTGCGAGGCCATGTCTATGGCTACACGCTCTCCGGGGCTTACGACTCATCGGTGTATCTGAGCGACACCGCTGGCGCGCTGGCAACCACGCCGTCGACCACAAGCCCCGTGCGGGTGGGTCGTGTGGTGAGCATGAGCGATTCCAACCTCACCAAGGTGCTGTACGTCGACGCCAGAATCGTGACCGTCGTGCCATCAGGGCCGCGCGTCTTTGTATCTGCTGAGCAGACCGGCACTGGCAGTGCACAGAACGTTGCGCATGGATTCGGGGTGATCCCCTTCGCGGTGGTCGCTACCCCGACTGACCTGACGCCGGCAACTGTTGGCTCGTACTCTGCCGTAATGGGGTCGCATGACGCCACGAACGTCGTAGTGACTGTCACTACCGGCAAGAAATACGTCATCGTTGCCTTTGGCGGTTAAGCGCCTATCGATATAGGTGCGTTCCAGAGGTGGAGGTAAATAATCATGAGTGGAATATTCGGCGCGCTGGGGATCAACGATTCTGATCGCGTCTTCCTGTCGACATTCGGCCAGGCCGTTATATATGACGCGCTGAGGTCGACCTTGGATCGATTCAACACTGAACTCAACCAGGCCATGGGCGTGTTCGTCGAAAGCACGACCAGCAACTACAAGTTGCGCTACAAGCTCCCTGGCGGCGGTCGACTGCAGCGCACCGGCGGGCAGGCCCCGACCGGCGCGGTAAAGACGTACGGCGACTGGGATGTGGCGCTGCCCCTCGAAGGTTTCGGGGCGGCGCTTGCCGGCAATCGTGTCGACATGGCCTACATGACGGCGCAGGACCTCGATAAGCATCTGAACACGCTGTTCATGCAGGACACCAACACGGTGCGTTATGAGATACTGCGCGCGTTGCTCAACAACACCGCCCGCACGTTCAGCGACTGGTTGTGGGGCTCGCTCACGATTCAGCCGCTGGCCAACAACGATTCCGTGGTCTATCCGCCTGTCTTGGGCGTCGAGACCGAGGCGACTGACAATCACTATGTCACGAGCGGATATGCGTCGGCGTCGATCACCGACACGAACAATCCGTACCCGGTGATCCGCAACATGCTCGAAGAGCATTTTGGCGCGCCGACCGGCGGCTCCAACGTGGTTGTGTTCATCAACAACGCAGAAACGTCCAAGACGCTGGGTTTGCTCGAGTTCGACGCGGTCAACGATCGCTGGATCATCCCTGGGGTGAACCGCGACCAGGCCACTGGGGTCCCGAATGTGCCTGGGCGCGTCCTTGGGCGCACACGCAGCGGTGTGTGGGTTTCAGAATGGCGTTGGGTGCCATCCGGCTACATGCTGGGCGTGCATCTGGATGCGCCGGCGCCGCTGATGAAACGCGTAGATCTGCCTGAGACGAATCTGCCTGGCGACCTGGCGCTTGTGGTGCAAGATGACGACTACCCGATCACAAGCAGCTTCTACGAACATCGCTTCGGCGTTGGCGTTGGCAACCGGCTGAATGGCGTCGCGATGCAGATCACTGCCAGCGGCTCCTACACGATCCCCACAGGCTTCTAGACCTGAGTAAGTGCCGGGCGCGCCTGAATGACGGGCGCGCCCAGTCAAACGAGGTGACATTCATGAATACAGAAGCAGCGCTGATCCGGCAGATGCAGTCACAGGAACGTTCTGAGCAGCAGATCGCCGGGTTGGTCGAGGCCAACCAGAAGCTGCAAGCGCAGGTAGGGACGCTGATGGAGCGCATCGACGCGCTTGTGGTCGCGGTTGAAGCGATCGAAGCGCTCAAAGCAGAGCCTGCGGCCAGCAAGAAGGCGCGATGACAGTTAACCGCGCGGCCATCGAGTACGTGCTGGTTCGGCGCACCGGCCGGCTGATGGCAGCATGCAGCCTCGACGGGACGACGGTGGCCGGCACGAACGTGGACATGAACGATCCCATCGGATACGCATTGCGGATGGTCGGTCTTGACGTAGCTGACATCACAGCGGTGAGCAACACGGATATAGGCCAGATGGGATCAGATGTGCTTGACCAGTTCCTGGACATTGCTGAACTGCGACTGCTGCAAAACTGTCTGCAGAACTACGATGCCGTGAACATCACCGTCGGCCCGCGCACTGAGGCGCTATCGGATATCCGCAGCGGCCTGGAGAAATCCATCGAGCGCAAACATCAGTACAACGTCGAGAAGTATGGCGCGGGCGCCACACTCGCGGGCGGCGCGATCTCACTGGACTTCCAGCAGCGCAGCGACTACCCCTCCATCATGGTGCTGCCGAACTGATCATGAGCGCATCTTTTACCCGTGAGGCCGTGATCGCCGCAAGCACGAAGCGCGGTAGTTTGACCGGCGGGAAACGCGACGTGCCGGTGATCTACCTGGTCAGCATCCAGTGCACACCGCTGTATCCCGTCAGCGCACAGACGGCGCTGCGGGCAGGCCTGGACACGCCATTGGACGTTCTGCAGACCTTCACCGAGTCAAGCGACATCGTCGAAGGAGATATTCTCGTCGTGGGTGCGAAGGAATACCCGATCAAGGCTGTGCTGAACTATCCGATGCGCACCGGCGCGTACAAGCAATTGATCCTGGAGGACCTGAAGCGATGACATTCAACGTCAACTTGACGATCACGAACATCCAGGAAGCACAGGATGCGAACTTGCGCGCCATTGCAGCGCTGCAGCCTGATGGTGAATTTGGCGAGGCCATTCGCGATGCAGTCACGATGTTGCACCGTTATGCGACGTCCATCACGCACCTGGGCAGGTACCGGCAGTCCAAGTCAGGACGCTGGCACTACGATCTGCAAGGCACTGGCGGTGGAGCACTGCGCGCCAGCCAGAGCATGGAGGTGCGGGGGCTATATGGACGTGTCTTCATAGACCCGTCCAGCGTGAATCCCATGACAGGCCAGAAGCCCAGCGTGTACGGCGTCTATGAAAACGCCCGCGGCGGGACGCATGCCTTCTACGATCGCACGATCAGCGAGTACGGAGATCAGGTGATGAACGATGTTGGTCGGCGAGTCGCATTCGCGGTGGTGAAATGAGCGCGGATGGCGTTAATCGGTCGGTAGGGCGCAAGGCGCTGGCGTCTTTGCTGTCCGCCGCACTGACGGGGGCCGGTAAACCCGCTCAGGCCGTGTATGCCTACAAGGTTGGCGACTTCAAGGGTCAGTCGCCTGTTGTAATAGTGACCAGTGCGGGGAGTCAGCGCGAGAAGATCATGCTCAGCACAACCACGCGGCGTGTATCGGTCTTCCTGGATGTCTTTACTTTCGTCCTGTACGCCGATCCGGCCACAGGCTGGACGGAATCCGATGCAGAAGACCGTCTGGATCTGCTTGAGAAGAGCATATCGGACGTCCTGGTGGACAACGTCAACACCGCCAACTGGAACAACCTGACCGTTGACTCTAAATCGCAAATCGACAGCGTAGTGATCGGCGGCGCCGATTACGCGCGTGAACTCATCCAGGTCAAGCTGGATATCGTACGAGGTTAAACACTGCTATGGGTGTGATAAGCATGGATGTTCAGGATGAACCCGTTGTCCGTTTCGCGGCCCCATCAGGGCACTTCGTCATGGGTGTGCCACCCCGCGATCTACTCGCTGTCGAATGGGACGCACTGACCGACGATCAGCGCCGAGCCTGCCTGGACAGCGGCACCTACGAGTTATTTGAAACCCTGCCGGATCCCGGCGACCAGAATGGAGATTAAGCAATGCCTGGTTTAATAGATCTAGTCCGTGTCAATGCGGCCAAGGAAGTTACCTGGGGAACCAAGGTGACGCCGGCCACAGTGACCTTTATGGGCGTGAAGGACTTCAAAGTCATGCCCATCGTCGAATCAGAAGTCATCAAGGACGTGCGTGGTTCGCTGGTGCCGGGCGTCCTGGCCGTCGTCAAGAAGATAGGCATGACGGCATCCCTCACGCGCTTCGCCACGTATGAGGATGCGCCCTATACGCTGGATGCGCTGTGCGGGTTAGCCACTGCTACTCCGGGGGCGACTCTGGCAATCAGCAGCGCGACGAATGCAACGCCAATTGTCATCACCTGCGCCACGCATGGTCTGGCCGACGGCGACCCGGTAGTCATATCAGGCGTGTTGGGTAATACCGCGGCCAATGCGTCGTGTTACGCGAAAGTGACCGGCTATAGCGCGACCACATTCGGCATGTACAGCGACAAAGCGTTAACGACGGCGATTACGGGCAATGGCGCATACACCAGCGGCGGCACAGTCACTAAACAGCCCTACACCTATGCGTATACCGCGCCCATCACAGGCCAGATCGTCCCGCGCATCCAGACGTTGTATCAGTACAGCAACGACGTAAACTCGTTGCAGGCATACTACGCGGCGATTGGATGCGTGTTGAGCAAGTTCGCGCTGAAAGCCGACTCGCTCACGCCGGTCGAGTTCGCCGAAGATTACATCGGCAAGCAGGTCTCTGCCGCAATCGTGGGCGATGTGGGGTCGCCAATAGATCGCACGGTCACGCCGATCATGGGCAACGATCACGCGTTGTGGATTGATGCCTGGGGCGGGACGATCGGCACGACTGCCATCACCCCGGACGCGTACAGCCTGAGTATCCAGATCGACCCGCCGCGCGAAGTGGTGTACTACCTCGGCAGCGCACTCCCCGGCACATGGAAAGACGGCCGCTGGAAAGGCAGCATGAAGCTGACGCTGGAGTTCGGGACGGCGACCAAGGCCTATTACGATGCGATCCTGGCGGCTACGAGCAACTTCCAGAAGCAGATTCGCAACAAGTTCACAAACGGCACTTCGTCGCTGCAGTTCGACTTTGCCGGCACGAACGTCAAGGCGCCGCAGTTGTTCACCAACAAAAACGGCGTTTTGACCATCGAGCTTGAACTGGAAGGCACGTACAACAGCACGCTGGCGAACTGGTTCAAGGCTGTCGCCGTGAATTCCGTTGCAGCCATGGCGTAGAGGAGGTCTCTTGACATCGAACTTGACCATTTTTAATCTGAAGGCAAGCCTCACGCCGCAGACGTCTTTTTGGCTGCGCCAGGTGCGCATGGCGGCGGCGCTACGCGACAACCTGCCCGGCTTACGTCAACGGATCGAGACGCTGTCAAAAGCTCTCACTAGCATTGCTGCCGGCAAGGAGGCGCTGACTGTCGCGCAGATCGACGGCATGGCTGACGTCATTCTGGAGTTTGTGCTCCTGCCGCAAGACCGCACACAGGCACGCGAGTTGATCTTGGATCTCAGTTGTGAAGAACTGGCCAGGATGATAGAAGCTATCACTGCAAGTCTGACCTGAGGGGATCTCTTGTGGCTGGCACTCAACTACAGATCGAGGTTACGGGCAATGGCGACGATGCGCTGGCCATGTTTCAGCGCATCGCCACTGCCGTCGAGTCCCTCGATGCAAAAATAAAGGATAGCGTAAAGCCGCCCGCCGATCCGGCCACTCCGCTGGATTCACTAGAAAATAAGCTAAACGCGCTCGCAAAACTCCCCGGCCCGCTTGGCGACCTATTCGCGAAACTCGCCGAGGCTGTCACCGGTGTGGGAACTGCCGGAACGGCTGCCGGTGTTGCGCTTGATATTGCGTTCTCCCCGATCACGATCACCATCGGTCTGATCGCCGTCGCGGTTGCCGGGCTGGTCATTGGTATCGGTCTGCTGATAGACATGGCCGCTAAATCAGTCGACGCCTTCGCCGCGTGGGGCGAGTCTGTTAACAAGATCCAGGACCTGACCGGCATGACGGCCGAATATGCCTCTACACTGGCGTTTGTCGGCGAGGTGGCCGGGGTCGTGCCGGCACAGATCGAGCAGATGGCGGCTGCCCAGGCGCGCATGTTCTATGCGGCTAATGAAGCACTCGCAAAACTAACGGAAGCGACCGACACGGCGCGCCAAAAGGCATCCGACAAAGACATACAGTTGGCCGCAGACCATGCCGGAAAGATCGATGCGATCAACATCGATGCGGATGACAAGCGCAAGAACCTCGATGCTCAGTGGAACCAACGCCAGGCCGACGACGCTCGCACCGCGGGGCAACGCGACCTCGACTATAACCAGAAACTGGTTGACGACGCAGCCGCAGCGAAGGACAGACTGGATGCGCTCGCAGTAAGTCACGCCCAGAAAATCCGTGACCTTGATGCGCAGGTTTCCGATGCGAAGGAAACGTTTGCACAGGCAGAAAAGGATCGCCAGGATAGTCTGGACAAGAAGCTGACCGACGACGCGGCGTCGACAGCGGATAAGCTCAACCAGCTCGCCGAAAGTCACGCTCAAAAGGTTGTCGACCTCAACCAAAGCATCGCGGACAACGAGGCTCAACTCACCGAGCAACTCAACCAACTCGCTGAAAGTCATGCCCAAAAGGTTGCCGATCTCAACCAAGGCATCGCGGACAATGAGACGCAACTCACTGAGCAACTCAACCAGCTCGCTGAGAGTCACGCGGACAAGGTTAAAACGCTTGACCAATCAATCGCCGACCTGCAGGAGTCGTATGCGCAGCGCCAGGCTGACCGTCAGCAGGCGCTACGAGATCAGCTTGCGACAATAGACGAGAACCGGGCAGCCGGGCGTGAGTCCCTTGAGCAGCGCCTCGGCGGCGCGCGCGACAAGTACGAGAGGGCCGGCGTTCAGGCGCAGCTAGATGCCTTCGACCAGCAAACGGAAGCCGAGAAAGCCAAGGCGGAGGCGAAGGCGGCGCAGCAAGAGGCGAAGGATAAAGCAGCAGAGGACAAGAAGCTCGCTCAAATCCAGGATCGTATCGACAAAGAGAATGCACTGTACCTTGCGCAACAGGCCAAGTTGCAAGAAGCCGAAGCGAAACGTGAGGCCGCACTACAGGACCGGATCGCCAGGGAAGATGCATTGTATGCCGCACAGCAGGCCAAGCTGCAGGAAGCCGAAGCGAAACGTGAGGCTGCGCTACAAGACCAGGTCGCCAAAGCTAACGCTGCATACGCCACGCAGACCGCAAACATTCAGACCGCATACGCCCTACGGGTTGAGGCTGCCGGCGAGGCGTACGCGAAAGAGGAGCAACGCGCGCAACGGGCCGAGGACAAAAAACTAGCCGCGCTTCAAGATGGCATAGATAGGGCCAATGCCGCCTATGCTGTACAGACCGCCAGAATCAACTCAGATTATGACAAGCGCGCCAAGGCTGCCAGCGACGCGTATGAAATTGAGGAGCAACGCGCGGAACGGGACGAGAACAAAAAACTAGCCGCGCTTCAAGATCGCGTCGACAAAGAAGATGCCGCTTACTCAATCCAGACTGCCAAACTCCAGGCTGAGCAGGACAAGCGGCTGAAGACAACCGAGGCGAGCTATCAGCGCCAGGTTGATAACGCGCAGTACGCATTCGACAAGCAGGTCGCTGCTCATCAGAAAGCCGAGGCTGCCCTGCAGGATCAGACTCAGGCGCGCATCGATGCCGAGACTGTTGCTTATAACAAGCAGGTCGTCGCGGTGCAGACGTCGCTTGACGACTTCCTGAAGAAAGCGGCCGACTCTGCGCCGCCGGTCGTAAAGGCTATACAAGATTTAGGCCTGTCCTGGGACGCCATCAATAAGATGACGCCCGATGAACGCATGAATGCGATCCTGACCGCCCTTGGCAAGATGCCGGATTCGGCAGACAAGGCAGCCGAAGAGATGAAGATATTCGGGCGCGCGGGGTCGGAAGTAAACGACCTGGCGCGTGTGTACACGACAGAGACCTTGCCGGCATGGATGGAAAAGACAAAAGAGAATAACAAGTTGATGTCTCAGGATAGTGTTGATGCTGCCGTCAAATATCATGAACAGCAGAATCTCATGCAGCAGAACTGGCAGAGCATCACGATGGACATCGGCAAAAACTTGATTCCAGCACTGACAACGCTCAACACGGAACTGGAGAAATTCTGGAAAACCCATGGGCCGCAGGTCGTTGCGATTCTCACTACTCTTGTCACCACCGTCCTCCCGCCGCTTATTGATCTGATGGGACAGTTGCTTGACCTGATAGACCGGCTATCTGGCACCCAGGGTCAAGGCGCTCAGATATCCGCTCTGGGTGACGTGTTTAACAATCCTGTCATGAATGCGATGGTGCCTGGACTAAGCGATATGGGCTTACTGTTCCAGATACTGGGCGGCGCCCTCAGCTCAGCCGGCCGCGCGACCGGCGGACCGGTGACCGCTGGACAGGTCTACAACGTCGAGGAAACCGAACCTGAGTTCTTTGTGCCTAGCCAGGATGGAGCGGTGGTGCCATTGTCCAAGGCTGCATCGGCCGGCATTACGCGTGCGACCGGGCAACCGGCTGGTCAGGCGCCTGACGTCACCAATTTTTACGTGACAATCAATCACCCGCATCAAGACGATGCGAGCATCATGGACGACATTGTTCGCCTGCAGCGACTGGTGAGGTACTAATGGCGCTTACCGACGTCGAGATTGATGTAATTGTCAACGGCATGCTGGTAAACATCACCGATGCGCTCAACTATGGCGTCCTGGAGATAGACGGCTTCGGGATGTCGCCGACACGCCGCTTGACGCAGCAGGGGCCGATGCAGCATGGCGAGACGGATGTTGGCTTTCGACTGCAGAAACGGCTGATTACGATGCTGATACGCGGGCTTGGCACTGACGAGGCAAGCTACTGGCAGGCGCGCGCCAATCTGCTCGCGCTGTTCGCGCCGTCAACATCCAACACGCCAGTTCAGTTGCGCCTATCATACCCGCCTGGCCAAGTCCGCCAGATCGATTGTTTCTTCAATACGCACCTGCCGCTGCCGACGAAGACGCGCTGGGGTTTTCAGCAAGAAGACACCATTGAGCTGGTAGCGCCGGATCCAACCTGGTATGACCCGAACCAGGTAAGCGTGCCATTCGGGCAGGCCATCGGCGGCACAGGGATGGCAGTGCCATTAGTGATTCCGTTCACGCTGGCCGGCTCGACCATGAACCAGAGCATATTGGTCAACAACGCGGGTAGCTTTATCACTTACCCGATCATCACGATCGTTGGCCCAATCAGCAACTGTGTCATCACTAACCAGACGACCGGCGAGAAGCTGGACTTTACGCCCAACACCATCGCTGGCGGCGTAACCTACACAGTCGATTGCCGCTATGGTTATAAGACGATCACCGACCAGGCGGGCGCTAACAAGATTGCAACCCTCACGCAGGCAAGCGATCTGGCTACGTTCCATTTGGAGCCGGGCGGCAACTCATTCCTCGTCAACGGATCGGGCATTGCAAGCCCGGCGCAGGTATTGTTGCGCTTTTACGCGCGGTACATCGGAGTCTAAGGAGAAGAGAAATTGGCGGAGCAATCGCGATTTACAACAACAGGGGCTACCGGGCCTGATTCACCGGCGAGCGGTTACACCGCAGGGCAGCTGCAGGAAGTCTATCGCACTACCCTTCAAACCAACCAGGCGACCGAGGGCGTGCTGCGTGGGGCGGCGCCGGGGAGCAACCCGACTGAACTAAAAGCTACGGGTGTAGCCACCCCGCTCAGCGTTGCGGCGGGTATCGCACTGGTCTATGGGTTATGGTACAAGAACGACTCCGCCTTGAGCTTGACAGTCCCGACTCCATCCGTGAGCACGCGCCTGGATTACGTCATTCTGCGCGCAAACATGACGACGTCGACCTATAACGGCACACCGCCACTATCGGTTCGCGTTGCCCTGCTCCAGGGCGTTGAGGGTGGGGGACTGCCCGCGTTGACACAGAACGCGAGCTACTGGGAGATACCCATCGCGTCCATATCAACTACCACGGGTGGGGCTATCACCGTAACCGACGCGCGCACATACTGCTTATCGCCCGCATCGGTGGCAGTGAGTCAGGGCGCGACCGGCCCACAAGGCGCGACTGGGCCGACGGGCAATACTGGCAGCACAGGCGGAACGGGTGGGCAGGGGGCTACAGGGGCAGCTGGAGCAACGGGCGCCGTAGGGGCTACAGGGGCAACGGGCGCGACGGGGCCTGGTATTTCAAATCGGCAGGGTGGAAACGCCACGGATTGGTCTACCCCGGGCACGACCAATTATGCGGCGCCGGCGTTCAAGATACAGACGGGGACTGTGGTGTCTGGTGCGCTTAACAGCGCGATCGCGCCATGGATGGGGATAGGCATCACGGTGACTTTCCCGGTTGCTTTTAGCGCAGCACCAGTCATATTAGCGTGCGTAATAAACGACACCGGTTATCCCCCATCATTTGTTGAGGTGACAAACTCCCAGGCAGCAAGTTTTCAGATGACTGTTCGGCAATATACAACAAACACTGGCGGCACCGTAACAGTGAGCTGGATCGCTATCGGCCCGCCATAACCCATGAGCAGCGAATACAGGATCGACATACGCGACACGACCGGCGTCTTAGTGGCCACGTGCACTAACTACAACGACCTCACGTACACCAAGAAGGTAAATGAGGTCAGCATCGCTCAGTTCACCATTGATGGCAATGACAAGATCGTCTCGCTGCTCGGCCTCGACTATCAGGTCGAGTTCTGGCGTCGCAACCTGGACATGGGCGTCCCGTGGGCGTGCGACTTCTACGGCCTATACCGTGGCAGCGAGCAAAAGAACGTCAAAGGGCTGGAACTGTTTACGGCCACATGCCTGAGCCAAAGCGCGTTGCTGGCGCGTCGCATCGTGGGATACTACGCCGGCTACAACCTGCGCAGCAAGTTCACCGCCGTCGCGCCGGAAACCATCGCAAAGAACCTGGTTAGTTACAACATCGGCGCAAGCGCCACTACGGGCAATGGCCGCTATCGCACCGGCACAATGAGCGCCTTCACCGTCAACATCGATACCGACCTTGGGCGCGGATCTGCTCAAAGCTGGGAATGCGCAAACCAGAACCTGATGAAGACGTTGCAGGACCTGGCCAAGGCAAGCGCAAATGACTTCGACCTGGTGCGGACGGGCGCCACGACATGGACCTTCTACTGGTATCCAGGTCAACTGGGCACTGACAGACATGCGACAGTCAACTTTGGACTGAAGTGGGGCAACATGCAGGATCCCGTTTACGCCCTGGACCGCACCGCCGAAAAGACGGTTGCAATCGTCGGCGGGCAGGGAGCGGGAGCTGTGCGCCCCATCCAGATCAGGACAGGAGGGGATTATGCTGCGGCCAATGACATCGAAGAGTTTGTAAACGCAACCAACTACACAACCCTGGCCGGCCTCAACGCCGAGGGCGATCGCGCGATGTACCTGGATCGCGCGCGCTCGACATTCAATTTCAAGGCGCTCCAGCTCAAGCCTTGCTACTACGGCGCTCACTACTTCCTGGGCGACATCGTGAGCGCCAGTTACAAGGGTTTCTCTTCTGCGTCAGAGAAGATCATCGGCGTCACAGTCAGCTTTAACGCGCAGGATTTCGTGGAGCATGTAGTGCTGGACATGATGAACGTATGAATCAATTTCGCTTCCATTTACTTGGTTTAGCGCACATCCCAACGAGACGCGAGTTCCAATCATGCGCCTACACCCAGAAGGTGGTGAAGCTGGCCATGATGCTTAAGTCGCTAGGCCACTACGTGACCTGTTACGGCGGTGAAGGCTCTGATGTTGACTGCGATGAGTTTGTGCAAGTCCTGTCGAACGCAGAGCGCATAGCCTGCTATGGCGAGTACGATTGGAAGGCTGAGTTCTTCAAACACGACCCGGCTGACGCCGCGCACCAGGCGTTTAATCGCAATGCCATCGCAGCCATTCTCGAACGGGCTCAACAGCGTGACTTCCTCCTCTGTCCAATGGGCAATTACGATAAGCCTATTGCCGATGCAGTCGGCCTGATGACGGTCGAAAGCGGAATCGGATACGAAGGGATATTCGCCAAGTTCAAGGTGTTTGAGTCTCACTACTGGCAAGCGCACGTGTACGGTCTGACGGGACAGCGCAATGGAAACTTCTACGATGACGTGATCTGGAATTACTTTGATCCCGATGACTTTCCGCAGGGAATGCATAAGGGCGATTATTTCCTGTTCATGGGGAGACTTATCAGTCGCAAGGGGCTTGATATCGCCGTCCAGGTAACTAGACACCTGGGCGTCAAGCTTATCGTTGCCGGGCAGGGGAGCCTCGTAAATCCGGCCGAGAATCTGAAATGCGACGAGCCGCATGTCACACACATAGGGACGGTTGATGCGACACAGCGCGCCGAGTTAATGGGTAACGCTATCGCAACCTTTGCGCCAACGCTATATCTGGAGCCATTTGGTGGTGTTGCAGCCGAAAGTCAACTAGCCGGCACCCCGACGATAGCAACCGACTGGGGAAGTTTCCCGGAGATCGTTGAACAGGACATTACGGGTTGGCGCTGCCATACATTTCAGGAATTCATCAATGCGTCCAAGCGCGCCGTTGCGCATCATGGTAGCAGTGAATGGCATAACCGAATACGAGCACTAGCCGTTCAGAGGTTCTCGATGGACACAGCAAAACTGAAATATCAAGCCTACTTCGACCGCTTGTCAGACCTGTGGCGGAACGGATGGTATGAATTAAATGAGTAGTCCAGACACTCTTACCCAACGCGTGCAAGTGCTTGAGGAAACATACCGGCGCACTAATACGTTCGATAGCAGTGCCATGGGCGCAACCGGACCGGCTGGCGGCGCGACGGGACCGACTGGGCCTAC